TTTCAGGAGCATACCAATACGCTCACACTCTTGACTTCCGTTAGAATAAATTACTGCTGTTTCAGTCACGTTGCCTCCAATCCTCAGGTTTGTCTTGGTTAAACCAATCTACAATCTCATCGGCACTACCAAAACCAGTGCGATGATTTGATGGGTCAGGGTCACCTAGCCCCATCTTATTCATAAAGTCGTCCATACTACCCTCAACCATATTAGGGTTAGCAGCACGTCCTCTTGCTCTTTTAAGCATCTCTCTGGCAGAAGTATTTGCCTTTGCAAGTTTCTCCGCCCACACCATGTCTTCAAGACCTACTTCTTCTTGCAAGGCAATTTTCTTACAAATGCCTTCAAGTCGAAGACGATATTGTGTGGATAACATATTAGTTCTTGTTATTCTCTATGTGGTTATTTATTTTTGCCGTCAATTCCCTTGCTAGTTTAAGAGAGCGACGATATATGAGATATTTTACCACAGGATTGCGTGGGTCGTTTGTAACCAACCACACTCTCCCTCTAATATAGTTTGTTATGATACCAATTACATAATAAAAAGCAGCAGCAACACTCTCATCAGTAACGATGAAATATGCTGCTACTGCAAAGAGTAGAAAAAATATGTATTGAGGATCCATCAGTGGAACTCCTGAACTCTCCGCTCATCCAAATAACGGATGATTTCGTCCCTCCACTCCATCAACTCATGAAAACACTCTTGGTTGTGAGCACACTGACGCAGTTCTGAATCTGGTTTCAATACGCTTTCGTAAAACAAACCAAGTGCATCTCTACGTTTTTCGTGTTTTTCGTTCATGAATTGTCTCCTATTGTTACTATTTACACTACTTCTTTCTGGATTTTTTGATTTCCTTAAGAATGTAGTTTTTTGCTGAGGTGTAGTTCCGTGACTCATGGACTACTGAACCATTATGGATAATGGCAAATGATTTGTGTCCTGCAATAGGAATAGCAGCCCACATACCATCGTTAGTTACATAACCCTCAGGATCTCCTGGTGTTGGGTCAAGTATCCCAGGACGTTCGATAAAAGGTTTTTGAAATGTCATCCAAAGATAGCAGTAACACTTACGACTTGTGCATTAGGATTGCGAGCGAGAGCAACTTGTCGTGCTTCTTGATAGTCACGGCAGATTACTTCTTCATAGAAGACACGACCAGCAACATAAAGTTGAACTTTGCACTTCATGATGATGTTCCTTTGATTACCTTAGTATTATAGCAGTGCTTCCAATGGATTCAGTGGTCGTTGTGACACTTTTTCATCTGACACGAAGGGGTCAATCTTATCATAAGACTCAACCCATTCTCTTGCTTTCTCAAAGTATTCTGGACTATTCTCAATTCCAATGTATTGACGATTAGTGTTCTTACAGGCAATGATTGTTGAACCAGAACCCATGCAATTATCCAGAACTACTTCACCTTCATTACTATATGTCTTGATAAAGTATTCAATCAGAGACACTGGTTTCTGTGTGGGATGAAACTTCAAGGGATCATCGTTGTTGATTACAGGAAATTGCAGCACATCACGGGGATAACGTGTAGTTCCACCACCAGGATTACCCAGTCGCTTCTCAACATGATTATAATTGCGTTTTTTATCTGGCGCAGGCATGTTGTCCTTCGGCAGAACGGCGTTCATCGGTTTATGTCCATGTGTCATCTGGGGATTGTATGTTGGCAACTTACGATAAAACACCAGCACGTTTTCGTGTGCTTTCATTGGCATCTTCTTGGCATTAAGATGACCAGTAGCCTTATTCTTTTCCCAAATCCATTCATACTTGAAATACTTCAAGTTAGAACATGCAAGAATCTTATCAAACGGTGGTTGTGCAGTAAGAACAATCGCACCATTCTCTTTCACGACACGGTGATACTGCTCCCACAATTCATTGAAAGGAATTAAACAATCCCAATCATTCTGGGTGGTTCCATAAGGAAGGTCGCAAAAGACCATATCCACACAACCATCAGGAAGTGTGGACATGATTTCTATACAGTCTCCCTGAAACAGTTGATTCATTCTTTCCAAATAGATATATTATAACAGAAAAATCAGCGACGCACAACCGATACGGCAGGCATACCCTGATTAAAAACGGTATCTACGACCGCTTGAACGCTCTTGGCGGTGCTGATGCCCACTTTATCATAGACGGGCACACAGACCAGTCCAAAGGTCTTCTGAGACCCTCCCAGACGGATCACACGACCGATGCTCTGGGAGATTCCGATGTAGTCCATATTACGCATAAAGAGGACTGCTTCCAGACCGCTGACGTTGATACCCTCAGACAGGATGCTGTGGTGAAGAACAACAAATTTCTTGCTAGGATCTTTACCCCAGGCGTTCAGAGTGTCAAAGAACACCTCACGGTTGACCTTCTGACCGTCAATAATACCACCAGTCTTAGCAGTGATATACATGCAGGAGTAACCACGCTCAGCAAGTTGCTGACGGAAGTCAGATTCGCTCAACAGTTTAACAATCTGCTTGGTAGAACGAGCAGCAATCAGAATCTTATCCAGATTGTTGTCGTCAATGGTATCCAGCAGATTCTGAGAATCACGATCAGCAATCATCTGCTTGTCCTGAACCATATCCAGTTGCTTCACCACAACCTTAGGCGGCAGGATGTAACCTTCCTCAACCAACTTAGGAGCAGGAACATTACAAATCACGTTACCATAAACCTCAGGATCGTTCATCCCAGGCTTGGAAACAGTGAGAGAATGCTTAGGAGTAGCAGTGAAGAAATAACACCGCTCAGTATTAGCAGAGAAGTGCTCCGTAGCAGGGAAAAAGTTACGTTGGACCGAGTTATGCGCTTCATCAAAGTAAATGCAATCAACATCAATCTCTGCTTCCATAAGACGAGGAAGAGAATGATAGGTAGTGAAGATCAGTTGCTTACGGTATGCTTGCTGACTCCAATTACGAATAATAGAAGGACGAGTGCTGCTGAAATGATGAGTCTCACCACTGTGAACGTGCATCACAGCAACGTCAGTGTGAAACTCAAGAAACTCAGCAGACAACTGCTCAGCAAGCAGAATACGGGGAGCAACTACAACAATGATACCAGAATCAGAAATGTCCAGATAATCAAGGGAGTCCTTGATCATGCACATGGTCTTACCACCACCCGTAGGGATGATGACCTGACCTTTGTTATACGCCAGCATAGCGTCGATAGCGTCCTGCTGGTGTGGTCGGAGTTGCATCGTGTCCCTCGTGTATGGACTTATTATAGCACGATGGGGACTCTACCGATGAACCCTGTGACGGTTATTTAACTGTCCCTTAAAGCTCACAGTCTCATCTTCAACCGGGACAAAGGTAGTCTATATGGATTTTATGAGTGTGTCAAGAGGGGTTATAGGACCCACTAATGGTATCACCGTTAATAGTTCCATCTACGGTATAGTTAGTACCAGTGATTGCTGCTCCATCTGTAAAGGATCCTGAGAATTTATTTCCATTTACTATACTTGCAGATGCATCAACATCAATTTTTACAGACCCAGTGGTAGTATTGATTTGCATAGCATCACCACCATTTGGATTTGGAGTTACAAGTTTAGAACCTGTTCTTGATGTTGCATCAGCATCTGTTGGATTCGAGTTCATACCATCAGAACCTTTGATAGATCCTTGAACATCAATAGTTAAGTTATGAGTTTTGAAGTTTGTAAATCTTACTGCTGGTTTTTGAGTATCTGGTGGTGTATATGGTGTATATGTAATTTCAACATATCCATCAGTATCATTTAGAGAAACTATATCAGTTGAAATACCAACAATATCACTTCTATATTGAGATCCTCCACCATCACCAGAATCTGCTGCATTAGATTCGTCATTTCCCCAGTAAGAACCAGCATCTCCACCAGGAGCTCCTGCACCACCTCCACCTGCACCGCCACCATCAGCTGATGATAACCCAAAAGCAATAGTTGTTGACTTAGATACTACTGGTGGTGTAAAATCTTCTGTATATCTAGCAATACCTTTGGTGATTCTGATGTCATCGATGTAAGAATTGGCTGTGGGAGAATGTGTGAGATGTGTACCAATTCCAGGAGATCCAAACCAATCATATCCATTAATAAACAATCGTTTTGCTGTTGTTGTTAATTCTGTCGATCTTGTCACTCTTGGATCATCATCCTGGTATGTTTTGCTAGTTTTTATACCATTTACGTAAAAATAGAAATGTCCATCAGATTCTCTTGTTAATACTATATGATTCCACGTCTCAGGAGCAAATGTTATACCATCAGATGATGTATCTGCTGCAACAGTGATGCCTAGCGAGCTTGATCCATTTCCATCTGATAGAAAAAATGTCAAATCATAAGCATTAAAATTTCCCGCCGCGGAGGAAGATAATATATAATAATCTAAATCATCAAGTTCCATCAATGTTCCTCCAGGATAATATCCTCCCCCTGGAGTTGCATTTCCTCTAAGTAGTATTGCACCACCATTAGCAGTCTCAAATTGGTTTGGAGCTAAACCTGCATATCTTCTACCTTGCCAATACCAAAACTCGATTGTGAATGGATCTGTACCAAATGCAAAATCATTACTTGGATTTGTTGCTATATCATCACCTCCAGCATAATTTCCTCCACCCGAATATAAACTCGATCCACCAAATTTACTTTGAGTTGAACTTACTTGAGCGTTTCCAGTAAAAGTAATTGTTTTTGTATTTGGACTATAATCAGTAGTAGATGTGCTGCCATTTGCTTCATCTGCAAATACTAATAATGATACGTTATCAATATATGGGTCTTGTCCATAGATTGCGAGAGCACCATTAGTTGGAGTTATTGTATTTGTGGTTGAAGTAAATCCTAGTGCATCTTGTCCAGGAATAGATGTAATATTTTTAGAAGCACCTCCGCCTCCTCCACCACCGCCAGCAACAATGATCCAATCTCCATCTGTATAACGAAGTCCAGAAGCGCCTCCACCTCCTCCTCCACCACCAGAAGTTCCGATTGGATTCTGATCAGCACCATCACCACCAGATACTGCACCTATACCACCACCTCCACCGACAGTAGTACCATCTGTTCCAGCTGCTCCAACATATACCGTAAATGAACCAGAGGAAAAGTCTGGGAGAGTAAATTCTCCATAACGACCATATCCACCATCACCACCAGGATACCCATCACTACCACCAGTTCCTCCCATTCCACTTACAACTTTAACGGAAATGTCTATACTAGTTGGAAGAGTGAATGAGTGTGAACCTGGTGTCGAGAATGTTGTTGCAGTCGATACTAGTGTTGGTGTTGTTGACTCATAATAATAACTTGAAGAGGAGTCGCAGTCACCTGTAACAATAAATTTTTTAGTTATATTTTTTCCAAGATTATTATTCCAATCTTGAGAAGTAATATCCAGATCTATAGATCCTCCAGATTGAAGTAAATTAAATCGTTTTATGGTATCTCTAAATTGAGATAAAGATAAGTTATTTAAAGTGCTTACCCCAACATTTTCATTTGAATCTGGAACAATAGGATTAGATTCGTTCACATCAGTATTTCTTCTTAATTCTGATGCACTTACTGAACCAGATGATAATTCTTTAAAATTGCTTCTTAATGAACTAAAGTTTATTTCACCAGATGTGAAGAATGTTGTAATGCCGCTTCTAACAATACTTCCATCAACCATTGCAACTGTAATATCTTGCGATATTGTTGACCCATCAAAACCAGTTACTGTTAACGTGTAGGTTTTTGTTAAAATTTCATTAGATGGCGATAAACCAGTATTTACTGTTTGTGTTCCAGTTAGAGATACTGATCCTACACCTTGATTTATTGATGCACTCGCAGCATCAATAACTTCCCATTGCAATTCCACATCATAAGTTCCATCACTTCTTGGATTTGGTATTGCTCTAAAATAATTAATCTCTGCAATAGCATATGAATATGAGACCGTTACATACCCACCTCCACCATGTCCTCCTTGACTGAGCAAAGTCGCTCTACTGCTATTATAACCACTTCCTCCTCCGCCACCACCAGTACCTCCATTTACATTATCACATCCACCGCTACCAGCACCGCCACCACTGGTGCCACCTCCACCGCCACCGCCAGCACCACCATCACCACAAGATGCACCATTACCATTAGAACCATTTCCTGTAGAGGGAGTACCGCCTCCACTAAATCCCCCAGCACCACTTCCACCAGTTGCATTACGATTCCACGAACCACCACCACCTCCACCGCCGCCGCCAGCAACGATTATCCATGCACCATGAGTTACACTATAAACACCTGAGGCACCGCCACCTCCTCCACCAGATCCAGAGCAACCACTTTTGTTACCACCAGAACC